CGGAATCCTGTTGCCACTTTCTCAGCATCCATTCTTCCTTTGCTAAAAACATAGGCTTCCGCTTGATCGATACCTTGTGCAATTCGCTGGTTAGCTTTTGCGACGGTTTCTGCATTAGTGATCGGTTGATATTCGCCTTGTAATTGCACTCTCATCTCCTGAGAGACTTTAGGTGATTCTTGCAGAGATGTTATTAACCCTCGCTGCCGGAATTGTGGTTGGTCAGGGGAATTATTTGTATCTAACATCTGATTCCCGGCTTCATTAATCCCTTCTTTGATCACGTCCTCGGAAGTTTCGATAACTGGTTCTGGAACCTCACGAGTCTTGGTTTGTCTTAGGGTAGGGCTAACATTTAAATCTTCCTCCACCATTTTAGCCACATCACGGATTTCTTGATCCGTGAGTTTCTTGAGTTCTTGTTGAGTAAATGCGTCCGTATTGCTGCTAATCCAATCTCTTAGCTGTTTAATTTCATTTTTTGCAGTACGACCAGTAGATACCTTTTTAACCAAAGAACTAATTGCTGGCCCAGCAGCCCCAAAACCTGCACCTAATACACCCTCTGTAAGTGCATTTTTTACGACTTCCGTTGGTGAATCTCCCCTCGCTATCGAAGGCTGTGAGCCTAATACAGTCCCTGTAATTCCTGCGGTTGTTGCCTCTTCCGCTATTCTTCCGACTATGGGCTTATTCACCACTCTTTGGGCTGCGGTTCCAACTCTTGTAGCCGCTGCTTGTGTAAGAGGATTATTAATAATAGCGTTTGGTGTAGCTCCGCCGATTGGAACCGCGGCGCCGGCAATTACCCCCGTAAACTTGGCAACTGCATCGGCAACCTTACTGCCTGTGGTTACTGGTGCATATTTATTTTCTACTCCAATTTGCTCGTTTGCTGATGTTGACGCGATATCAATAAATCTCCCTACTGGATTATCATAGATCAACCCACGGCCAACATCGCTAATTTGTTTTAATGCTCTGCCTAATACTCCTAACCCGCGATCTTCAAACCATTGAAGAGATTTTTCTGCTTCTGCTTCCAACTGTTCTTTTTTAGTTGGTGCAGGTTTGGGTAATTCTTTTGTACCCGTAATCTGAATATCTGCCCCTGATGTGATCGTTGGTGCACTCGTAACTGTTTTTTGTGTTTCAATTGGACGATATATTTCTTTGTCTTCTCTCTCTTGAGTTTCTTTCCTTATTTGAGCAAGCTGTTCCTGAGAAGGAGCAGGAGGCCCATATACTCTTTTTGGCTTATTCTTGTTGATAATAGATTCAAAGGATGGTAATTGACTATTAGATTGCTCTTTTTTTCGATTTAATACTTCTTGGAAACTTGGTACCGGCATAGATCAATCACATCCTAAAAGTTATCATTAATGTATTGAAGCGCTTTTCTGTAATCACTATCTGACAACAATTTTGATACTTCAGGGTCTTGCAAATATGCTAAGGCTTGCTCTTTGGTCTCGGCATTATTATTAATGACGGATAGAATTTCATAATAATTAGATGCCGATTCTCTATCGCTTATTTTATTGTTCTGAGATTGGGCTGAAGGCAAAGGGGTGCCAGCTTGGACTCCAAATCTCTCTAATCCAGCCGGTGCAGATCCTGTCATTTCCCATACATTAAAGAGATTGTTTAGATTTTGCTGATTTCTGCTTAATGCAATTTCAGCCTGTCTAGCAGATAGATTGCCTAATTGGATTTGCCGATCAAGAGCGTAGTTTAATCCGAATCTCCGCACATCTTCATCAAACTGTTGCTGCCATTGTTTATCTTTGATCTGATCTCTCAATTGCTGATACGCAAACTGCTCGTTATATTGACGTTGGTTCTCGTTAAAGTTCTGATTAAACTGTCTTACGCCCTCATTAAAGCTTTGTTGTTGCTGCAACATATTTATGACGTTGTTAAGCAGATTATCTCCTCTGGAAACATCAAACTGTCTTACTCCCTCCTGGAATCCTTGCTGCTGCTGTAATGCTCCAAGAACATTCATCAGATTAGCAATGCCTTGCTGTTCTCGGTTATAAGCTTGCTGCATGAGTTGAGGTAAAACCGTATCAGATACATAACTCATAGCATCCTGCCTGATTTGTCCTAATCGGTCTGAGGTGACGGTACTATTCAAGATTCCGCGTTCGTTCAAATCCTCCATTGCACTTCTGCTAGCCAACTCTGCATTCCTATTCGCTTGATTCAATGCCGCCTGATAGGCCGGATCACTCGCAGGGTCATAGACAAATGGCTGATTGGCTCTGGACTGCAGCTGAGATATGAGATTATTGATCTGATTATAATAAGGCGAATCCTGCGGATTATATGGCTTTTGTTGTGTCGCTTGGTTATACATCTGACCGTAAAGCTGATTCATCCTGTAATTGTTCATAGCTTGGTTTAATTCATCCAAAGTTCCATATGCTTTACCGCCAACCGCGTTTTCCGCAGAAGGTTTATAGAAGATTTGACCATTAAGAGTTACCGCGCCAGTATTTTGATTCCATCCAATCTGATCGTCATTGTACCCTTGCGATCTTAAATATTCCCTTACCCAAACGTTATTGTTCATTGGGTTGGCGGGCGGGCCTGAGCTTGTTGGAATCACGCTGGATTGGGTACTTGTCTTAGACTGAGTGCTTGTTACAGATGGTTGAACTGGTTGTATTCCTGGCTGAGATGGTTTTGCTGGTGGTGAGGAACTCACCGGAACTTGTTTATTCTGAATAGGCTTGACCTGTTTTGGTAGATTGGCAGTAGGTATAGTTGCCATGCGATCACCACCCTAAAAAAGAAATAAGACTTATAGAGCGTCTATCGCTTCATAAGCCTTTCGGATATTGTTCATTCTCTCTTCGATTTGTTTGGCTCCGTCTGTATCGCCTACGGATTCGAGTGCAACCTTGTCCATCTCTAAGGTCGCATATTGGATTTTCAGTTGAAGTAGCTTTTGATCTTTGACCTGATCTTTGATTTCTTTTTCGATTTGCATATAATATCCCTCCAATATAAAAATAAACACCCGATAATTCGAGTGTTTTTAAATAATTGCTTATTCTGCTGTAATATAATCTTTTAGAACATTTTCGATCTGTTCCAATTGTCTTAAAGATGCGTTCGCTTTTTTCTCATCAAAAGGTACGCATAAATATCTTGACTGCCAACTACTCGTTGACAACGATGTGTAATAAGCACGTATTGGCTTTAAGATATCGATTTTGGTTACCCAATTCATCCGATCTTCATGATTTATAGACGGTTTGTGTCTATGTTCTACAATGAATCTTTCCACTAGGTGAATTGCAGTATAAAAGGCTATAGTCACTACCCAGTCATATGGTGGCTTATCCATTGCCATTATTTTATTTAACGTGTTTTTATTCTTTCTATATTGTTCTATATGTTCCTTGGGTGTTGGCATCCTAACTTATTAACTCCCTAATATTTTTATTGCATTCGGAGGTAAATCAAAGTTAGAAAAATATTCTTTTGGTATAGGTTTAAACTCAAATTTTTCTTCGATTTCATCATATATTTCCCAATAAATTTCCGATAGATGAAGGTTTATATCTGGATCGTGATCCGTCGTTTTAATGATAAATGTATATTTACCATTTTCGCGATACCAGTATAACTCTTCAACGAACTTATCATTTTGAAGTTTATCTTTCACTGAGTTTATAAGTTCATTTGTAGTCATTTCTAAACCACCACCCATTTCATGAGTATGTGATTTAGTCTTAACATATTCTAATAAATCCAAACTTAAGTCAACTGACTTCTCGTCCAAGAAAAAGTTTCCATCTTTCCGTAATCCAGATATTGTACTGTTCACTGTAATATTTGCAGAGAGAGTTACCCAGTCGTCAAAAGAAGGACCAACTACTTCTGTTTTTCCATTAAATCGGTCAATTGTTTTCACTACCCCTTCCCTCCTGACCGTATGTGTCTAGAATCCTTCTTGCTAACTCTACTGCTTGATCAACTCTCATTACGACCGTGCATTTTCTTTCTTGTATTAATCTAATCTCATCAGGTCCCTGTGTATAATATGAATTTGTTCTTCCATCATCAAGCTCATGTCGTATTACTAATGATGGATCAAGATACTCTTCAACAAAATCTATGACAAGATCCCTGTTTCCATTAAGATTAAAACGTGATGTAGTTACATAGTTTCTACTATAGTGGGGGCTATCTTTATATGAATAAGATATAAGTTTTACCATGTTACACCACCGTTTTTAGTTTTTAAAACGTCTATAGTATACTATAAAACGTTTAATTTGAACAGACACTATCTGGTAAAAAACACTCCCATTTAGGGAGTGCCTGATATATTAAGGATTTGAGTTTTTCTCTAACTCTTCTTTTTTAGCCTTAAACCTTGCAAGTTCTTCTTCTAATTCTCTCACTTTTTGATTCAATTCAGCTAATCTTGTGGGATCGGTTTCTGTTGAAATAGTCATTTTGTATATAAAAATTTCACCTTCAATCATTTTTATCTGACTAGTTATATACTCTAAAGAATTTTGCCATTCTTCTACTGATGTATCAGGATTAGCAGGATTTGTTGGCTCTGTTGGGTTTGTAGGTTCTATTGGACTACTCACGATAATCTCCCTCTTTTCGCCGTCATATTGAACATTATAACCAATGGCTTCTGACAAAGAACGTACAGGAAGATAACTTGTTCCTTGTATCGCGATTGCTTTTGCATCTAGGTATTTACCATCTAGCTTGACCGGAACTTCTGTTTCTACCTTCTTGCCGATCATTGAAGTAACATCAGCAAATACATAGATTGGCAGGGATACCAACATACCAATAATGACACCAAGTAAGATTTTTTTCATAAAACTTACCTCCTTTGGTATTTGCCATAATCATACATCAATGATCAAAGGATGTTAAGAGATTCTAACTCCATTTGAGAATGTGATGGGTATTGTTGCCGGGCCGCCAGAAGTTGCAGCAACATATACCGTTCCACTTATACTAGATCCATCTGCCTTTCCATTAAGTTCTACTTGTAAAGTACGACCTGTAGATTCGTTCATAATTTTATCAAAGCTTTGGAACCTTACTCTATTCATTGCGTATAAGTACAACTCTTGACCAGAATGAATTCTAATATCACATCCTGTTCCTGATGGTATATAAAATCCTAGTGAACTATTGGCAATAATAGCTCCATACGACTTACCATTAATATAAAAGTTTAGAGCTGGCGCGCCATACCCCGGATAAATGGGGTTCATAATTAAATAATTATTTGCATCTGTATAAGCCCCAAATAGATTAGTTGTCGGATCCATCACTAACATGGGATACGTTCCTGGTCTTGATCTTATTAGTGCTCCTGCCAACGTCACAAACCCATTTAGATCAACTGAGAAGGTATTATACACCCCATTGTTTATGATCATCCCATTCGCATCCCACTGCACATATCCGCTCGTGAGATCGCTTCGGATTCGCACAAGATTTGCGTTTAGTGTTCCAGCATTCACTACATCAGCATTTAACTCTCGGATATTCAAAGTGTCCAAATTCCCAAGCAGCCATTGCAATTCTTTGTGTATCCGCGCCAAATAGTTTATGATCTGCTTCTGATCCATGCCTGACGATATGCCAGGCAACATTGGAGTTGGCATCGATTATCCCCTCCTGCTCATTTCACGCACAAGACGGTGTATTTTTGCTCTTCCTGTGCCTTTTAATTTGATACGAATCCATTCACTAGGAACACCAATAATCGGTATTCTGGCGTTTTGTAGCGTCCCTGTCGGTGTAATCGAACCTGCCTTAATCCAATTCTCTCCCTCCGCATCAGGCGAATAGTAGGCTTCCAGAGTAGATCCTGCATCTATATCTGCAACCACGTACAAGCGATGCATTACTTTCTTGGTGATCTCGTCACCATCGATGTAAGGCTTTGTGATCGCTTCCCAACTAATAGCTATACCATTATCATTCACACCGCCTTTTTTATAAAGCTTGCCATCGACGGTTCCAAAATAAAAAGTCTGCCCATCCAAGTAGAAGGCAGTCGCTACATAGGATTCTTTCCACCATGATCTACGTTGCGTATCGTATTTCCAAGTAACGTTGGGCATGGTGTTACCATCCGTTACTAAGGTTAAGTATAAGAACCGTCCATCGGTCCCCATAACGCAATGATCGTAATAGGAAGGGTTGATTGATCGAATTACTGGATCAATATCCTTCGAGATTAGATCAGGTGCAGCACCACCTAGATAAGCATATACACCATCCGTTCCTAGCCAATACAGAACCCCGTTAACCTCCACTATCGCACGATTGGAGACTGCGCCTATCTTCGCTCCTTCTCGCATGGTATAGTTTTTGGGGCCAGTGCCGAATAACTCATGGTAAGTGTACTTCTTAAATACCATCACATGATCGGCATAGCTGACTAATGCGCTCATCTTTTCACCATCCGATGTTTCTACTACAATTTGTCCTGCATCATCTACCGTTGACCAATCCGAAGGCTTTCTCAAAGCTGAATAATATAATGTGTTGTCCTTCACGATATAAAGACGGTTGGCATGAGATGTTAATTTATTTGTGCCTGTTGGTGCTGCGCTCATAGTGTTTACTGTAGTCCCATCATATTCCCTCAGTTGCAAGTCCTTTGCCAAGAAATATAGCTTGTCCATGAACACCACACTGTCCCAAAAACGTGTGTTATCCGCGCTGCCGAACTCGTAGATCGTTTGCCATGAACCGCCGCTATATTTATATATCCCTTGACTATTTGCAAGCACCAGAGCCCCGTTAAACTTCGTCAGGTGATTGATATAACTGCCCTTTGCGGAGTGTTGAGTAAACCCATCCCTAACAGACAATGTAGGGTATAAAAAAGAATCCACATTGACCGCTGACGTGAGTTGTCCATCGCCAATCTCTATGGATTCTATGCCTTGGTTTATACCGTCTGCTAATGTATAGGTTTTTAATTTAACATTACGTTTAGAAGAAGTCCAATAATTCATAACATCACCTACAGTACCACGAACATCAAATAATACTTTCCACTTGTTACATTATTAATGTTATACATGTAATGATAAGACGATGGATAAAGTATTGGATTTTGTGATAATGTTAATTCATATACTCCTACTGCTAGATTAGAACTAAATGTTTGATTTACGAATTGGGAAAAGTCAGGACCACTGTGACCTACCTTAACTGTGAAAGAACTTGATACGACAATTTGCACATCGACAACTAAGAATGCCTTAATTATCGTTTTATCTGCCATTAAGTCATACTGTCGTGAAACATAGTAACCAGCCTGAGCAACTGATGCATCTAGTAGCGGTGTCTTGATAACATCTATTCCTGATCTTGGTAAATTTAATATTCCTTTCGTTACAAGGTCAGGCTTGTTTAAGATCATCTGGATTTTCCCGGCTTTAGGGTATATACCGCCAATCTCTGTGTAACCATAATTATAAGGGCTAAATCCACCTGCATTATTAGTGAACAATATCATTTTATTTGTGGGTATATCACTAGAGAAACGAACATTTCTGATCGAGTGCATTGTACCACTGACCACTTCTAAACAGCATGGTGCTGGATTATTTGGTGTGATCGCCCAGTCGTGATTGATGAATGCGTTGTCTATTACAACGCTAACTCCACCTATTTTCATCGTTTGACTGTTATTTTCGCAATAGGGATTAATTATACTCCAGTTCTCGGCTAACCCCTCCGATAAGTCAATTCCTAATCCGCAATTTTCTATCGTTGAACTGATTATGTTAACTTGTCTACTCCCTGCAATTGTTTTAATCCCTGTTGCACAACGATCTGCATGAGCAGTATCAAGACTAATATTGTTAGATTCTGTACCAAAACGGAATCCAATGTTGCAATAACTAGCTGTAGCTTGTATAGTCTTGACATACCATGACCATTCAAAATCAAAACCTATATTAAATGCTTTTACATGAACATTAATAATATGGAGTTTTGCTGCTGAGGATGTTGAAGTCCCTTTAGCACTCACACCGGTGCAGTTTTGTTTACCATCGTTGATTATAAATAAGTCTTCCAAGTAATTAAAATCATTTAAGTGTATAGCCTCTGAGTTGTCTGTCCCCATCCATTTAATAATAGTACCTTTAGTAATCTCGAATGACCCACTACCGATTATTTTTATTGGGCCTCTTGGGATTATGATTGTTTCAGTTATTTTAAATGTTCCCCTTGGTAGATATACAGTTCCTCCTCCTACTTGTTCAACAAAACTAATTGCTTTTTTAATAGTTAGAGTATCATCAGTTAACCCATCACCTTTTGCGCCAAAGTCTTTAACGTTGACTAATACACCATTACCTAACTGCTCAATCTTACCTATATACCCACCTGTGAATGTTGCATTGTCGCCAAAAAACAGAACTTGATCTGCGTTTGTTATGGATGTGACATAATATGTTCCTTTTGGAAAGTAGATTGCCTTTCTTCCTTCTGATATGGCTTGGTTGATGAGTGCTTGAAGTTTTGCTGTATCATCTGTCACTCCATCACCAGCAAGACCATAACCCTTGGCATTTAATATGTTTGTAATTAGTGATTTTGCTTCTGTATTTGCCAAATCAATAGCTGTTTGTAATTTATCACTCACGCGCTCAGATACTTTCATCAAAATCACCTCCAGTCCTGTACAATACGTACAGTTTTATTTTTCGTCTTGCGCAGTTCCTTCTTTGCCTTATCTGCTAAATAGTTGAAATCTGATACCATATTGTTTGCCAAATCAACATCCTGATATGCTTTAGCTACCCTCGCCGCACACCCGAAAACAAGCAATTCATGGTAATCTTCAGGAAAGTTAGGAATGGCACTTAAATTTGCAGATGTTAATTCTATAGGCTTTGGTCGATAGTAAATAAATCCCATCATCACATCTTGCGGCGTGGGTTGGATGAATAGTTTCCCCTCTACAGGTATCCAGTAGAAAGAAGTCTCTTCTGAATCCAAGGACAAGCCGTCATATTCTTGTTCATCGATAACAAGATTGGTGATCCGATCAGTAGAGCAGTCATCTGGCAAGTCATAGTAATCCAATCCCGGAACAGTTTCAAACTGATATACCGCATCCGGGACCGGGTAATCTCTGAATAATTGTTTCTGTATCTCATTGATCCACCGCACTTTTTGCTCGGTGGAGATTGTATTCGGTACGTAAGTATCAACATCTTTAAGAATCTCTTCAAGGGTCAATATCCTCACCCCTTAGTAAAATGCATCTTCAATCAACGGCCTGCGTATTGTATTGGCCATATCGTAAGCCAAATCTTCGATCTTTCGTTCTTGCTCGCGATCTCGTTCGTCTAGTGCTTTTTGTATCTCTTTAAATGGGTCATAACCTCTCATGCGGTCGATTTCTTTTACTCGTCTTTCTACTCTGGCATCTAATTGACCAGGTTGAACGGTCATCACGATTTCATCTTGCGTTGTAACGGGATTTCGATAGATCACTTCATGAACGCAATCTTCGGGGTCCCATTCTATTCTCAAGCATGGGTCATATTCTTTTAATCGTCTTTCAATATCAAATACATCATATTGCGCCATATATCCTCACCTCGTGAAGAATAAGAGAAAAGGAGGACTATATAAGCCCTCCTTAGGTTGATTAATACCCAGCTGGTTCAGTGATGTCGGCCAGTTTGGTATGAGCGTTGCGTTTGTAGGTGATCAAAGTTTCATAGCAGAACATGGTAGCCTCATATGCGTCTTTGTTTTGGACACGAGAAAGAATCGCTCCATCTTTCTCCATCCATTGGAAATCAGCCATTTGATAAAGATCGATCTCTTCTAAATCAATGAAGTTCATCTCGTTTGATCCATGATATCTGTCAACGATGATCGGCTTTCCATCGAACTCTAACGCCTTGAAACCACCTTCTAACTCCATCGGATTAACGAAACGTTTGAACTGTTGTAGTAAGGCTTCATATGCGGCGCGAACCCCATAAGAGGCGGTAATTAAACTGATCTTACCACCCTCAATTTCTGCAAGGTCAATCGATTGGCGCATTAACTGTTCAGAAATCGCACGTAAAGTCCCACCATTAGCAACAACATTTGGCTTCCACCAACCATCTGTTGCAGGGTTAATTCCCTGTAAGGTAAGGTTTGGATTCATGATTCCGCCAATACCCATGGCCTCATTGTTGTAATCGCCAGCCAATGTTGCAAAATCCGTGTTGGCCGTTGTAATGGCAGTACCATCTATGGTAATCGTTTTATTTGCTTTATCGATTGCTGTTACTGTACGACCAGATTGCAACACATTTCCGCCAGAATCTAGGATATCGATCTTCATACCAATTTGGAAGTACTTAACCTTATCTACGGTAAGGGTATTTGTGGCTGTTCCATTTGTTTCAAAGGTCGCAAGTTTCCCGGTACCGTCACCGAATAACGCACGCGCACGTTGATCTTTAAGATCACGCGCTAACCCTTTCATCTCACTTTCGACCGCACGGATGAAAGCGCCTTTGTCGTTTCTAGCGGCATAAATGGTCGGTCCAGTAATCTCAATTCGACCATACAGATACTTAACATTGCCGACAGACTCTTTGTATTTTTGGCTTCCTGCGGTTGGTAGTGTAGCGCCCTCTGCACGATACCCTACACCGTTATTACGCGCATAATGCAACGGAACATAGAATCTCTTTCCAGTTGCTTCTTGCTTCTTTTGAACAAGTTTAGCGACAACATAGTTATCATTATTGAGTTGTTCTCTCACAGGCGGTAAATAATCCTCTTTTAAAATTGCACTTGCTGCGGTTAAATCAAATGCCATATATTATCCCTCCATATTGCCCCAATTGGCTAGTCTTTGTAATGCTCTGTTGCGAGCGTCAGTAAATGATTTAGGCGCATCCGGAATGACTTGCCCTTTTGCACCATTTGCGCTTTCGACCTTTGGAATGTTTTTCTTCGATTCCAGGAACTTTTTGACCGCCTCTTTCTCGATCTCTTCACGAGTTTTGGCGATCTCGTCATACTTGAAGGCTTTGTACGCTACTTCAAAATTGCCGATTTGGTTCTCACGCATGAACTGCTCAAACGCATCGGCATCAATCTCTTTGCTCTTTGCAAAAGACTCAAGTTCGCCACGCCATTTTGCATATTGCTCTAGTTGCTGGCGTTGAGCTTCAAATTCATCTGCTTTTCTCGCTTTCTCTTCAAGAGCTTCCAATCGTTTTTGAAGCTCAGGAGAGATACCTTCACGCTCGGCACGCTGTTGGAGTCTTACCATCTCGATTTGTTCCTTGATCGTGAGTGGGTCGGCTCCCAATTGCTCTTGAACAAAAGAAGCGATCTCCTTGAGTACATCGTAGTCCTTGTATTTCTCTGCAACTTCTGCTTCCCATTTCGCTTGAGCATCTGATAGTCGTTTGGCAAATGCTTTCTCGATGTTGTTTTGCGGCTCGGCGGCAGCCGGTGAATCAACGCCCGTTGTCTGAGTTTGTATAGATAAATCTTGTTGTTCTGTTTGCTGTTCCCCGGCGGCAGGAACGGGTTCAACGCCCGGTTCTGTAACTTCCTCGGCAAAGAATTGCAAATTTAAAGGTGGTAATTTTCTTCCTCTCATGAATAACCCTCCAAAATAGTGATATCCGGCGACAATATCAATTCAACGCCCGAAAGTAATGCATATTGAAAGGGCTATCCCTGCACTGGAATAGCCCCGTTTATTTGCGGTTGTACTGGCATCTGTTGTTGCATAAGGTATTGTTCATGCTCGGCACAATGCTGGTCGATAATCTGTTGAATCGCAGGCGGCAAATTATCGTAGAAGTCGCTCTTTCTGAATCGATTATGCATTAGCAAATGGATCTCATGATCGTAGAATGGGCGTACCGTTGGTAGTTGTATTGGCATAGGCGGTAACGTGACAGGCTGCCCGGTCTGTTGGGCTTGTCCAATGAATGCCGATACTTGCTGTTGCCATAGCTGAAACATCTGCATTGCTTGCGGATTGCTGAATGTTCTTTCCCAAATCTTGTTCTCCATCTTCGCCTTATTCTCGTCAAGTTCGGTATCGTCAAAGTATGCCTCGGCTATGTTTTGCCCAAGCATACGAGCTACTTTTCTTGTGTCTGGCCGTCCTGTTTTGGGATTCACAAACATTCCTGCGTTCCACATTTGGAAGATTTTCGCCTCTTTCGCTACTCTACTTTCCGGCATTGATGAACCTTGGATCACGTCCACATCTTCCATTCCAGTTAGATCCGCACCAGAGAATGAGAAAACCTCAACCTCTCCATTTTCACCGACAATTTTAAGTTGCTGTTCTTCCGGGAAGTGTTTCTTTACCAATCGAAGAACAAGCTCACCCCACTTTTTAATTCCACGTTCATACGCATGTGCAGCGACTGCCAGTTTGGTTTCGTCTTGCTCTACAAGAAGTTGCAGCCCTCCATAAGTATCAACGCCTTTAGGAACGGAACCTTGCGAGATTTCATGAGCGCCAGATATATCCTCCATATCTGCTTCATCGCGTTCCATCGCATTCTGCCAACTGTTATCGACTTTCGCGCCTTCTATTCGCTTTGGTTCTGGCCCTGTTCCTGACCAGTGCAGCAGCCCGCCTATCTCGTTTGTGACTTCATCTTCATCTACATTTGCCTGATCGTTTATAAGCCACATTGGATTGCCCATTTCTTCAAGTATGCGGGCTTCTGCTGTGCGTTTGACGTTATAGCTGCGCTGTGGAGTGGTCATATCCTTTACCAATCCATCTGCAATAGCACGCCCGGGAACAGGTATCATCGGGAAAAAGATATAAGGAAACTCGCCCGGATTATCGGTGTAATCCAGCAGTTTCCCGTTGCATGTGGTTATTTTACGCCCGTTAGGGTACTTTGGGTTTGGCTTCTCCCAATACTCTTTCACCATCGCCATGTTTTTGTATTTCTTGGTGTTTTCAGTTCCTAAAACGTTGAACGTAGGTGAAATCTCGATATTTCCCTCTGGTTGCACTTCTACGCCATATTCTTGTTTGATCTCATCTACATCCTTTGGAATTAATTCTACAACCCATCTAATTTCCTCAACTCTCTTCGCCGATGGGTCAATACGCAAATTCATCTGGTCTACAACATAGGTACATATCTTTCCCGTCCGAATCGGTTGTGGGTTTGGTTCTTCTTCTGTTGGGTCGGGAACAATCTCTTCTCCCTTGTTCTTGTCTACGTATGTTTTAAGCGCGGGAAACCCATCAATCAGCATGTGCAACTTTAAAGTAGCACTCTTGCCATCCATATCGTCGTCCTGCCATACCCACTTTAAAAACTTATTCCCGGCCTTTGCGATCTCAACTCGTTCATCATCATTTGTGTCGGGAATCACTTCAAGCGCGACTCGATTTTTGGTTAGTTTAGCAAGAAGTGTAATGATCGATGGCTTAATTTTGTTGTACGTATATCGAATCTCTCCGCGCCTTAACGGTGGTTCATATAACCTTTTCGTGTTTTCATCCCAACTAAGCCATTGCTTCCCTTCATAAAAGGCCCTGTTGATCATCACTTGCCGAAGTATCCGCCAGTCCGTGCCTTCATCGTTCTTCTCTTCCACGAAGGAAACATATTGCTCATGCTCGGGATCACTTTTCTTTCTTTTCAATAGCAACATATCTTATCACGCCTTAACATTCTTTGTTGAGTTGAAGTAGGACAATGCGATATCTCTTAATTTCTCTTCTCCAAGTCTTGCATTGTACTCAACACCAGCTTGATCAAGATATTCTTTCAATTGATCTCTATGCATGTTTTCAATGATCTCGGCAGTAATTTCAATATCATCTTTCTCTATTTGTTGCGGTGCTGCCGGCACTACTTGAATCTCATATCCATCGACCGTGATTTCTTGAATATCCACGCTTCTAAAGTGCAGGTCTGGATATTTTTTAGGGTCGCGTACTTGATTCTGCATATCTTCTAAATCCTCAGCTACTGCAAACTTCTCAATGAACCCTGCGGATAATCTGAATAATTTCATTCAACTCACTCTCCTACGATACAAATTCCACTCTTGGTGGTTCTTCTTCACTCTGTTTTTCAATTCGTTTTTCTTTTATCTCCTTGGCAGCGTATTCGGCAAAAGACTTGGCTTGGATGCGGTCTAATAGATTCCTTCTTTCCTCGCGCCATTCTCTACGCTCTTTGTCAAATCTGATTTCTTGCCAAATAAGTAGCGCGAAGCAAAATAAAAAAACAATTGAACTAAGCGCAATTGTCATCCTACAAACTCACTCCTTTTCTTTCTCTTCATTTTCTTTTCCAGTTCGTCTAAGTGACGTTGAACTCGGGCTTCCATAGAGGTATCTTCGGGTTTTCTTTCTTTGTACTTCGCGTAATAATAAATAAAGCGATTGAGTGCTTGACTCATCGCATCTACATCATCATCATTTTTTCCGTTAGGGAACGCTGCACATTCTTCTACAAAATCATGTATCCAATCTGTTCTTGGTAAGTACACATTTCCTGCTTCGATATAATGTGATACCGCATTTACACGCGCGATCTTCCCGCCTTCTGGATTTACCGGCACAATACCACCGATTTCCCTACTGAGCATCTGAATGATTGCAGATCCGTTTGCTTTGTCCTCGATCAGTTTCAGATTTGCTTTCGGGTACTTTTTTGCCATGTTTCGTATAGCATCTAATGTTGTAGGGAAATCCATTCTTGCCTTCAACCGATCAATTAGGTAGATATCAGCATTTCTTTTCCCCCATACTTGAATAGAAACAAAATCATTGTCCTCGTTATCTTTGAATGAGGCATCCACGCTCATAAGCTGCATAGCCATCTCAGGGAGTACGTCATAATATTTCCACCAACTACGTTTTAGTAAAGTTCCTTCTTGAGCAGTTGGCCTACCTTGAAACAGAGCGTTCCATGCTCTAGCCCCTTCTTGCGTTTGGTATGCACGTTTGAAGGCTTCTAGCCACTTCTTATCCTTCCCTATCTCAGGGAATAATGGATCTCCGATATTTCTACCTAATGGGTCGTTTTCTTCTGCTTCACAAGGTAAATTGAGTACATAAATCTTTTCTGTACCATTTTTGATTAATCTCCCTGCTAAATCATCCTCATGCCAACGTGTCATAATGAGGATTACTTTGCCATTCGCGCTTAAACGTGTTTTGATGGAGTTTAACCACTCTTCCCAAATTCTTTCTCGGTAGGTTTCAGAATCGGCTTCCTGACGGTTCTTAATTGGGTCGTCAATAATGATTAAATCTCCTGGTTGACCAGTTATTCCGGCCATGATACCACGACTAATCATCGAACCTTTATGATCTTTTATCTCAAACTCAGTATCAGAACGTGATTCATTCGCTAATTCTATTCCAAATAATTCTTTGCCAAATTCATTTATCTTCTGTTTGTTGCGCCTACCAAAACGTCTTGCCAAGTCGTCACCATAACTTACTTCTATTACCCTTCTGGATGGATATTTACCTAAATACCAACTGGGCAACGTTTCTGTGACTGCTTGGCTCTTACCATGCTGTGGTGGCATTCCGATTATGAGTATATCTACAATCTCACCTTTTTCGTTTGTAAGTTCACAATTGATCAACTTTTCGACTGTATTACATACTAATTCTACGTGCTTTCCTCGTATCCACGCGCCTTTGTGTACATATTCCACGTAATCAACGTATGATCGTTTCGCCAGCTCGCGCTTTATATCAGTCAGTTTCGGTAGTTTTAGAGAGGATTGACTCAAGCGCTCTCAACTCCTCGACTGATAGCTTGCTTAAATCATGATGATTTGTTACTTCAAATGGTTTGCCATCTTTATTAGCCACATTTTGGTCTACTTCTTGCTTATCAACCCAGCCGAAGTTGTTCTTTAGGTTGAATATTACGCCTGGAGCGATCTTTGGGCTCCACAAGCTTTCTTCTGCATACGCCTCAATCTTAGTCTTAGCCTTGTTTATCGTGTCAAAAAACTCGTCTCTTTCCTCGTAATTCAATAGTGTTTGCCTATTAGTACCAAGAAAAGAAGCTAAACCTGTGATAGTAAATGGTTTAACTTGTTTCTTTACCACGTTCCCATTTCGGTCTAATACTGGCTTCCAATTCCCTTCTAAATCTTGATACCATTGTTCTTCCATACATGACTCAAAGTATTCATCGATCTTTTTTTCTAGTTGCTTAACTGATTTGAACTTAAGAGGTCTGCCTGTTCTAGCCATCATCACCACCTCACAAAATAAAAAGCACCCTTTTGGGATGCTTAGCTTCTCATATATTTATATAATGCTTCTTCAATAATTTTGGATATTTGATCTTTATCTTTATCATGTAGCCATTCAATTTGATCTATTGGTAAAGTTAATTCTATATCATATTCCCTATAAGGCATCTTAACTTTTCTGATATCAGCTAATGTAATATCTCTTTCCAGTAATGCGTCTCTCTCATTCATTTGATCAGAATTGACGATATCGATATTTTTATAATCATCTATATTTTCAATGCTAGCCGCAAAGTATAAAACTGGTATTGATGTATTTCTTATATTGGAACTCATTTCAAGGTTAAACTCTCGGCCATCATAAGTTAATATTTCTACATTTACCTTTTTCCCACCGTTAAATTTTTCTTCATCATCTTCACTAACGATAAGTACTAAATTAAGATCATATTCACCATCTAATTCAAATAAGTACAAATCACTTTTAAATACATAAATTTCAGACCCATTTACTTTTACTGATTTCACTATATTCATATAATTACCTCCTCGCTTTAATATTCTTCTAAAAATTTAAAATTCCTTTATAGCGCTCCCATTATTTCGGTTGGAGCAAACCGCCACGATCCAATCCTTAAGCGCTGTGGTCACGCCAGAAAGGAGGCAGAACCAAGATATGAACATTTGCCCCTGTTCATACTACATTGTTGGTTAGAAAGATAATGTTCTCTTTGGGGAGGATTGGAGTGCTATATATAGGCAAGCAGGATAGCAAATAAAATCTACTAACGTCCTATCTCGTAAATATCAGTTTACCAACGAGATTAGGTGCTATCGTGCTATATATCTAAAAAAATCTGCCACACCTGATTGTCATACTCCATACTGCTCAGATACTGGGAGGCTTTCACCTCCGATTTTTGATTTGTTAAGGTGGTGTGGCAGGGATAAACATAAATGAGCCACCCGCATGGGGTGACTCTATGTGAAAGGAGGAGACCAGCAAGAGAAGTCCCTTCATCTATAGGTGGCATGTGTACGTCATTTGCACGTCAAGCAGCAATATTTTTTATTTTTTCTTTTGCTCTCTCAACGTATTGTTGGACTGTTCTGCGAGAGATTTTCAGTTCTAATGCAATCTCAGCGTAGCTCATCCCGTAACTCATATGCAGCAAGTAACATTGCCTCTCTCTGGTTGATAGAGTCCAGAGAATATCAATTATCTTCCGTTTTTCTTCCTCTGTCAGTGTTCGTTCTCTCTGCTCTAAATCTA